AAATTATATCCACAAACGGTTGAGTAGCGATTCCACTAATTTGTTCATAAGCATCATTATCGATTTTCCAAAGACTAGCTGAACCATAAACATAGATAGCTTCATACACAGGGTCATAAAATATACTGTGTGTCAAACCAGGTATATCATAACTTGTATTCTGAATTGTTTGATTCGGATTGGCCAAAAAGTTCTGAACAACACCACCATTGATTCTAATAACCTCATTTAAACCGGTTGGGTTACCTTGAGTTGTTACATACATATCACCTTCAAAATCATTGAAAACCATTGCCCCAGTTCTTGTAGCCAAAGGCGGGAAGTTAGAGGTAGAGGTATTTAAAGTAACAGAAGGAGAAGACGTTAAATTATCAAACTCCCAAATATCAACTCTAGCGACATTATCATAAGAAACATAAACATCACCATTAACTGGGTTAATCTCCATATCAAAAGCGTTATAAGACAAACTAGGAAATGTTATGGTGGAAATTAATGAGTTACTAGTAGGATCAACCACAAACATTCTTTTCTTAGATAAGAGATATAAATAATTGTTTGTGGTATTGAACTCCATTTCAATACTTTGAGTGTTACCAGGAAGAGATACCGTAGCATTTAATGTTCCGAAATAAGCATCCACTGAAACTAAATAATCACCAAAAGCATATATTGAATTACTTAACTCTAAATACTCAATATCAACTATACCAGGATATCCCTGATAGTAATTAGTTGTATAAACGTTAAATGTGCTAATGAAAATACTAAAACTCGGGTCAAACATTGGTGGATAAAATGGACCCATTACACTTGATGTTGGTGTAATTGGAACTATACAACTTGATTGACTAAAACCAGAATCATAACCAGTAATTTGAAATGGTGACACTAAACAAGGATTAGCAGTTAATCCCCAGAATGGACCTTGGTAACTCAAATTCAAAGATTTCGGATCGAGATTTAATATAACAAAGTCTTGATTAACATAAGTATAAAAAGTATTGTTAATCGTAAGAGCCATACCTGTAGCAAAACCAGCATCTTCAAAACTAAAAGTAGATGAAGTAGGTAATTTTATCTCATTTGAAGCCACCAAAACACCAGGATTTCCTGTTAGATTTTCTTGAATTGTATAATCAGGAAGACCAGGTAAAGATACTTTACCGGTCGTTATAGTATAATCTAAATTAAGACCAGCTGCTGACAACCTCGGACCTGGATCTAAAAGGTCAAATTTAAGTATAGTATTAAAAGCTCTTACTTGAACCGAGTGTAAATCAGATACAGTATCTGAATATAAAGTTTCCCAATCCGAAAGAGCTTGTGAAATAGAAGGAGTAGCACCAACTGTAGAAACAGTAAGCCCATAGTCATCACCATCAATATTGATGTTTAAATACGTTCCTATATTTGTGAAAAGAACTTTAGAATGCTCTAAATAATAAAAAGCAGTAGTTCCAACTAAAATATCATTTACTTGAACATCCACATTTGGATACTGAGACTTAATAACTATTGAATTATAAAAAACTGATGTAAAAGATCCGGTATATTTCAATTCAACCAATACACCTAAAGCCATCAAATCTATATACCATCTTTTTAGCCAATTTCTCAAAGTCTTATCAATACTCCTTTCCATATCTATGTAAGATCCAGAATAAACCAATACAGCTTCTTCATCATATACCTGATTATTGATAACCACTTTAAAACCAAAGTCATCTATATCAGTAAATACGATAACATATTTCTTATTTTCTGAATAGTTATAATTTAATTCTTGATTTAATTTTTCCGTGACCCCAACTATTCTTTCCACTGTTTGATCTACATCACCTATAGAGTAGGTTGGTCCAATATTAGTATGATAGAAATTAACTACAGCATATTTAGATGGATATTTTAAATCAGCCCTTAACTTTTTATTAGAGTAATAAAGATCAATATTAAATATTTCTAAACTTGATTTGAACTTTTGAGCAAATGAAGCTAAAGTTGTTTCAGCTGAATAAGTCCAACCATAAGTATAATAGTATCTATCAGATGTTAAAAATAATTGAGCGCTTAAAAAATCTTCAAATGCAAAGTTATTTTCAACACCAACATAAGTAGGGTTTGCCCAATAATCGGTATTTTCGGGTGTTATATTAGATGTTGCTAAATTACTTATACTTTGAGTATAAGCGACTACACATTGGTATATCTTACCATTCCAAATAACCTGATCTTCTACATTAAAAGCAGTAGTTGAAGTAATCTCTCTAAATTCTTGTATAGCAGCCACTTTGTAGAAATTTGTAGCTGATGATTGACTCGCGACAATTCTAAATTCAGTTCCTGGTTTTAAACCCTGTGGATATCTCAGAAGTTCTTTGATTTCTATTCTGTTACCATTAAGTGTCATACCACCCTGATAAACCAAAGGAACGTCAGTTCTTGTAAGAACCTCCATTATCAAATTTGTGTCCAAAGGTAGATCATTTCTATCTAAAGAATATTCAAAATGTGTTAGATCATTAAAATTTGAACTTGTGACTGTTATGATTCCATCATTTTTATCACTACCCACTATATTTAATTTTCTACCATAGTAATATTCATCAAAAAATTCTCTTTCGTTCCATAATGAAAGTTTTGGTATATAATTAGAATCTCTGTAATCATAAACACCAAAAGCATTAACACCAGAAATAGTAATATCAATATAATTTTCAGGTTCTATATAAGTGGATTGATATTGAGCCTCAAAAGTAGCATTATCCATCATGGAAACTACCATTATTTTACTACCACCAGTTGAAATTACAGTATAGACTTGATTTGTATTATTAAACTCTAAAAATGTAGTATCAAACTTAATTAAAGTTCCAATTGGAAACTTTGTTTCAAACCCATCACCATAAATCCACTTAGTATAGAAAGCAGGATCATTGTTTACCGGCTCTATTTTACTTACTCTTTCTTCAACTAAAGTCTTAGAACCATAAAAATGAAATCCCTTTTCATTAAATAGTTGAAATTTTTTAGTGGTCAATTCACCAGGTAACTCATATTCAAAAGAAGGTATATTTTCTAAGGTATAGACAGCTGCTGTTTTGTAAGTATCTGTAGAATTTTTGTGAAACAGTATATCACCTTCAAAACGATCAGTGGTTTCATTGTATTTAAAATTTAAATAATCACCCTCTTTGTTGAAGAAGAACAGTTTTTTGTGATTTGACATCTATTAATATGACTTTTGAGTATATATTAATTTTACATTTCTCAATCAAAGAAAATAATATATAAGATATGGGTAAAATTAACAATTATGATGATTTTCTAAATGAAGAATTCTTCAGAAAGATTTTTAAAAAAGGAAAACAACCACAAAAGTCACAAATTGACTCATGTGTTGCGGAAATATTAGATTTTCTAAATGAAAACGGTATTTATACTTGGGATGATTTTCTTTATTCTAAAAAAGCTGATAAATATATTATAAATAAGATAATTGACACATCTACTAAAAACATGAAAGAACTAGAAGAGGTGAGATTTAAATTAAGACTTGAATTATCAAGTAGACAACAATTAAAAGACTATTTAAAAGAGCTTGAATCAAATGAAGAATATGAAAAATGTGCTTTAATAGTTAAAAAACTAAGTAACTAAAAAATAACTAAATATATGAAGGTTAAAAAATTTAACGATAAGAAGAAAGAAGAAGGAAAAGATATTCTTTTCAGTGCTAAATCTTTAGAAAAAGATAAAGAAGACAAACCATCTTTTAAAACATCAGTAGATGACCAAGAAAAAGTCGAGAAAGAATTCAAAAAAGAATTAGATAAGATTGAAAAATTTGAATCCTTTATTACAATAAGTATAACAAATGACGATGATGATTTAGGAATCTCAGATGACTTTGGTAGACCAACCGATGAATACGAAGTTGATAAACAATCAAGTATAGAACTCAGAGGTGCTGATTTTTTAGAAGATGAGATTGATAGCGATTACGAAGAAAGTGAAATGTCAGGATGTGGATGTTGCAATAGTTGTTCTGGAGAACAAGATTGCGAATGTGGATGTGAAAATTGCAAATGTTCACCTGATGAGAATATACAAAGAGCTTCTGATTTTATCAATTCTTTTTTTTCAGAAAATCTTAAATACCATTTAGATAATAATAAACCTATTACTGAAAATATATTTAGACCAGGTTCTGAATCTTTTTATGATGTTATTAAAGAAGCTCGTAAATTATTTGATTTAGGAAGAGTTAAGTTATGTGATATTGACAAAGAAATTTATGAATCAACTGAAATTGGAAAATTTGGATATTTCAATGGTGAACTGGTTCCTTTAGATTTACCAATGGAAAACATTGAATCTATACAAGAAGCAGAATACAAAGGCAAAGAAGTTGAATTAAATCACCCAATGAGAAATACAAAATCAGGTAAGAAATACTATGTATATGTTAAGAATCCTAAGACTAAAAAAACAATTCGTGTGAATTTTGGAGATGTTAAAGGAGGTTTAACTGCTAAAGTTAGTGATCCAGAAGCTAGAAAGAATTTCGCTTCAAGACATAAATGTTCAACTAAAAAAGATAAAACTAAAGCAGGTTACTGGGCTTGTAGACTAAACAAATACGGTCATTTGTTTGGAGGCAAAACTTATCCGGGATTCTGGTAAAAGATTATATAACTATGAAACATTTAAAAACATATCAAATATTTGAATCGGCTAACAAAAAATTCATCACTGACTTTCTGATTGATTTTGGCATGTTAATAACGATGGGCTTTTCACAAATAACTAAAAGAGGAGTTAATCAAAAATCAACTAATGAATTAACTGATATGATGAAAAGACTTAGAGAACCTCTTATAAATGGGAAAACCTATACTCAAATAATTGATGATATTAGTTTATTATACAATAATCCTAAGTTGTTATCAGCACTGATGGGACAAATAAGAGAACTTTTATTATATATTGAACCAAGAGTCAAAAACTATGTAGAAGAATGTGATGTTAAAGATAATTGGTTGGGTAAAATTGATAAATTCAAAGAAAGATATAAACAGATAGTAAGTTAATGTTACCATTTCAAGAAACTAAATTAAGTGATAATACATTTATCAGAGAGTTCAGTCAAGATACTGATTCTGGAGAGTTTATGTGGCACAGAGATCATGAAAATCGTATTGTTGAATCTATTTGTGAAACAGATTGGATGATTCAAATAGATAACGAATTACCAAAAGTAATAGAAGGTGAAGTGTTTATACCAATGGGTGCTTATCATAGGCTAATAAAAGGAACAGGTGATTTAAAAATCAATCTAACAAAACTGGTAAATTAAATCTATTTTCAATAAATTTATTTAATTCAATACATTTTTCAAATTCATCAATTTCTGCAAGTTCCAGAACTACTCGCCGCAAATATCTTCTTGAATATATTTTAAGTTCCTTAGAATAAGGTTTTCCAGATAAACATCTATCATAAACTTCAATAGGGTTCATTTTAATCGTTTTGTGCGTTATAATTATCTTTATAAATCTTAATTATCTCATCAAATTCTGAAATAACTCCGGATTTGAATTTTTCGTTGTCGTATTTTTGTTTTAGAATATACTCTTTAACATAGTCCTCATAATCTAAAGAAATGGAAATATCCATAGTTTCTTCATCGATTTCAATTGACTCATTCAACTCATCATCATCTTGTAATTCTTTAGTGATGTCGTCAATATACTCAACAGAAGCAAAATTACTCTTTTCTAATATAATTTCCAATTTTCTTCTTAACTTTCTATTAGAGATAAGTAGGTTATTAGATATAGCAATATCAATATAGTCTTTAGAATCTTTTAAGTTCTCAAGTGTTTGAACACCATCTTCATCGATAACTCTTACTTTCTTAAATACCGGAGATACATTATTAGGAATAAACTCTTCAGTTTCATCATCAACATTTATAACAAAAATTCCTTTTTGATCACCATAGTCATTTCTATCCATTTGAAAAACAGAACCAACAAAAGTAAAGTTTTTATTAGTTTGAACTAAGTGAATATGACCTGAATAAACTCCTTTAAATGCTGAGAAGTTTTTAATATCAATTTTATCAGAGTTTTTATGAGCAACTGAAGTAAGGTGCATTCTACAACCATTCAAATCAGAGTGACAGAATAAATAATCACAATCTCTATTTCCATCAATGCTTTTTATTTGTTCAATTCTCTTTTCAATATAAGGCATCATTAAAATCTTCTTACCATTCCATTCAATTTTAGTAACTTTGTCATAAATTGAAACATTAGGAATATATCTAAAAGGTCTAATTGAGTTAATTTCAGAAGCTGATTTAGACCACAAATCGTGATTTCCAATAATGATATGAGTAGGAGCTATTTTAGATAGTTCTTCAACAACATCCATTCCATAATTAAGAAGATTAATAGGAATAACGTTTCTGTTATCGAAAAGGTCACCTAAATGAACTATGATATCTCCGGGTTGAATTCTTTTTTTTAAAGTTGGAATAAGAAAATCTTCAAAGTATTCTCTATGAACTTTATACCACTTATCAACTGAATTAGGATAACCTAAACCAATATGTGTATCACCTATTAGATAAATCTTTGCCATATTATAATATACTTTTTTACTTAGTATTTATAGTCTAAAAACACAAATAGTTTTACTCTTCATTTTTTTCAGATTTTCTTCTAGCTTCCCTAGCACATTTTTCACAACCACTACCAGAATACAAATGAGCGTCTGGTGTTTGTTCAAAAACTCCATGAACTGGACATATTATTTTGACTTTAGTTCTGCAATTTTCATAAAGAACTAAATCATAATTATACTTATTATTGTGTTTAATTCTAGATCTAATTATAAAATCTTTACTTTTTTTATTTTTTCTATTTAAAGCATTAAACTCTTTTTCAATCGATTTCTCTTTTGATTTGCAATTTTTATTACAGAACTTTCTATCTGGTCTACCATATTTTATTTCCTTAACACAATATCTATAATTACAGTTCATTAATTATCTATTAAATCTAAAAAGTGGAAAAGGCAAAATTTACAACATATTTGAAGTAAAACGACTTAGAGATAAAAACATGAAAAATATATAAAGAAAAGTACAAAAAATAATTAAAAAGTATGGCATTACCACATTTTACACAAGTAACAAATGCAGGCTCACCGGGTGGACCAGGAACTCTACCAGATGAAGTAGTATATCTTAACTTGTTTGAGATAACTTTTATCTTACCAGTTATCTTACAAGCACAGGGAAGAGATCCTATCTTATTGCTTCAAAACGCAACTAAAATCGACTTAAACTTAACTGAATTCGACGTTGCAGAAAAAACTCAGAGATTTAAATACTCTACAAGATTATTTATGGCACCTCCAACTAAAACGGATGTGGCATTTTCTATTCCATTACAAGTAAACGTGAATCAAGCTGGTTCTATGGAAACTTGGAATACAATGAAAGCGTGGTATGATTTAGTATTTAACTCTCAAAATGGTGCACTTCACTATAAATCTGACATCATCGGAACAGTTATTGTTAACCAACACGATAAAAAAGGTGTGGTTCTTAGAAGAGTAACTTTCCAAAACGTTCAATTAAAGAAAATTGGAGGTTATTCACTTGACTGGGGTTCTAACGCAATCGTTGAAAACGTTGCATTAGACTTCGTAGCTGACTACTTTATCGACGAATATATCGATCAAAACTTCAGAATCGAGCCACCATTGGTTTCTGGATATTAATAATAATAATACAAATAAAAAACCCATCAAATTTGATGGGTTTTTTTGTTTTATAATGTTTGTAATTAGAAGCTTGGCATACTAAAGTTGCCAAAGTTAGGAGAACTCATATTTCTCATCATACCGTCATAATTTGGCATTCCTTTAGATTGTTCACCTTCTTGTTTCTTACGAGAGTTATCTTCTTCCTCGGCAAGTTCATTAACAAGTTTGATGTTTTCTTCCAATAACCAAAATGGCCAACTATCAATTGCAGATTCTTGTAATCTCCAGTGTTTTTGAAGTAACAACTTATTCTTTAATATATGCGTCAAAGGCATCTGGAACAACGAAAATACCTGAGGCTCCGTTGGGAAATTGCATATCTGTGCGGACCTCCTCACCGCACTCACAAGTTGATTTTAATTCAGAAATACCAATAGTCATTTTTCCAACAGCTGCATTAAGGAATTGAAAAGAAATATCATCCATTTCTTCAAACTCTTTTACTTTTGACTTAACACCATCAATAGTAATTGAAGATCTTCCAGGCATTAAGAAAGGAATAATTTTCAAAAAGGCCAAGTTTGGAGTTCTTTTTTCTTGATTTTCTCTAATGATATAATCAGTGAAAGCTTTTTGTAGACCTATATTTGGAGGACAAAGTTCAAAGAATTTACCATTTACAGTTTTAAACTGAAATGTTCTTGTAGCAAGATTAAAATATTTTTCTAACTTCTCATCCATTTCATGGAAATGGAAGTTACTTCTTACCAATTCAACTTTCAACTCCTGACCACAACCACACTTAACAGTAACTGCTAAAGCATTTCCTTGTTGGAATGTCAACTCTCTGATTAAGAAAATTAAAAATAATCTGTCTTGGTCTTTAATCTCTAAATAAGAACCTATTTTGCCATCAGGGAATTTAATACGAACACATGCTTGAAGCATATCATTCATTTTTTCAACAATATCATAGAAGTTGTTATCATCAACCATTGCATAGGATTGAATCTCTCTAACTTGCGCTGGACGAACCATAAATAGTGTTCCTGTAGGATAAAACTGACCACAAGGCAATTCTCTGATATCCATATTGAAATATTGCAAGTCACTAGTTCTATTTACCTGTGGATTCTCCACAAAAGGAATATCACCCGAAGCTTCTTTTTGACCTTGATCTAAGTCTTGTAAATGTCTTTTTAGGTAATCCTCTTCCGACATTTCATTTTTATTATTTGACATATAATTTTAGATTATTTTTTTTATATATTACATATATTATCTCCTCTATTATAATCTAAATTCACTAAAAAGTTTTATTTAAATAAAAAAACCCTCAACTTTTTAAGGTTGAGGGTTTTAAATTATTTTTCTTAAAGATTATCCGTTGATGAATCCACCAGCTGCGATAGCTCCTGTTCTAAGAATTGTTACATTGTTTACGATGATACCCATACCTTTAATCGGTTCAACATATGTATCAAGAACACCAATTTGGTTGTCAATAATCTCAGGAGTGTTGTTTTCCTCATCCATTTTATTGAAGTAGTTATATAAACCATTCTTACTTACATAAGTCTCACAGATAACATCTGCTCTTAATTTAATATCTGATCTGATATCAGATGTGTTGAATTTCCATTGGAAGTCTAACAACATTCTTGATAATTCTCTCTCAAGTTCGATTAGAACCTCTCTTACGTGGATGTAAGAAAGAGCTGACTTAACAAGCGTTTGAGCTGTATTCTCAGTTTCAATAATGAATCCTCTATTTCTTTTGAATACTAGTGGATTAATTTGTGCTTGATTCAAATATTCGATATCCTCTGGTGTGAAATCCTGTTCAATTGAATTGATTCCAGTGATTCTACCATTTGTAACACCCGCTGCGATTGTCCAAGGAGTAACATTTCCAACATTTGAAATATGTTTAGCCATATAGGTAGTCGCAACAAACGGTGCTGGTGGATGATCCAATGGTCTACCATTATCATTAATGTTTACATAAGGGAAGAAATAACCTACACAAGTTGTTCCTGCTCCATCAGCAAATGAGTAAAGGAATGCTGGATTACTTTCAGGGTCACCACCTTTAGAAACATATTCCATTTGTAAAACACCCTCTGTGTTTACGAATGTTGGTGAAGAAGAGTTTTTAAACATTCTCGCAGATGGCATATTAATGAATCCAAATGCGTCTAATCTATCACCACAGATATCAACTAATTGTTGTTTACTCTTTTCTGTAAGACCTAAACCAAATGAGTCAACTAAATATCTAAAGTCAATTGCCTCTTTGTTAGTCAATGATTTAAATAAAGGAGTTCCTTTAGCGACTAAGTTCAAAACAGAGTTTTGTCTAGCTTCAGTTCCATCAGGTAAAGAAGCATTTCTGATTCTAAATCCTTTCAAAGAAAGAACCTTATAAGTTGTAGCATATTGGTCAACAGTTGAGTATCTTTGTGTTTGAAGTTGTCCTCCAGAGAATCTTGTAGCGATTCTTGAATCACAAGTAACCTCAGTTAAAGAAGCATCACCAGAGTATTGTCTCTTAGACAAGATTCTTGTAAGTTTTCTTGGATATTGACCAGTTTGTAATGTGGTAGCATCGTAGTAAGCTTCTAAGAAATCACCAACTTTTACTTCTGAATATCTCTCACCATTAATTAAAACTTTATTTGGAACTTGAACATATCCAGATGGAATTTCAATCTCTACTGTTTGTTTGAAATTTGATTTTTCAGATTTGATGT